TGGGACGTTTAATGATGGTGTATATACAGCAGGGTTAGCAAATATTCCAGCAGGAGCAGCTTGGGTAGCACCAATCATCGTACCGGGGTTAACACCAGCAGGAGCCATAAACGCTGTATTTGCAGCAGTAGATGCACCAGCGCCAGTTAATGCGCTACCACTACCAGCAACTTGAGATGCACCCAAGCCACTAGCGCCCATCAACGTAGCACCACCATAACCACCAGCAGCACCTAACAAAGCACCTTTAAGTGGATCTTTCTTGTTTGTCATAGCGCCAATAGAGCCACCAACAACCGCCATAGTAATAGGATCAGCCATTATTTACCTCCCGACGGAGTAGCTTGCTGAACAGTCTGAGTCCCTTGTGGAACACTGCTAAACAAGTTAGCAAATTGATTAAGTTTCATCTGTGGCAAGTTCTGTTCAAAGTTGAAGCGGTTAATTGCGTCTTGCAGTTCAGCAGAGGAATACTGTTCTTGTGCCTGACCAGCAGTTAAGAGCTTCTGAATATCAGCATAGTCAGTAGCAGCCATTGCAGGAGCAGCCTGAGCCGCTTGCATCTGTCTAGCGCGTTCAGCTTCAGCAGATCCGTAAGCTAATTGACCACCTTGTTCAGCCAAGGCACGAGCAAATACGTCTTGAGCGCGAGCTTCTTGTTCTGCTTGAGCAGCAGAGCCATAACGACCCATTGAGGAAGCCTTAGACTGAAGACCTTGGACACCTTCCGTAAATGTTTCCCGAGCCTGACGATTAACGCCAGCCAAAGCACCCTCTAGGAATGGATTAACGCCTCGTCCTTGAATCGTAGCTAGTTGCTCTTGTTGTGCAGCACGAACCAGCGGAGAACCCGCCATAGCCCGTTCCTGAGCCATTTGCAGGGCTGATTGAGTAGCCTGAGACGGAGAAACGTAGGTCTGACCGGGAAAGAAGCTAGGCGTACCTGATTCGTAAAGGCGCTTGCCTTCTTCTAGTCCGTAAGTGACATACGGCTTGATACTAGGATCAATGCTCGTTGTTGTTGTGCTAGTTTGTTGACCGCCACCACCGCCCATATTACACCTCGCAAATCCATTGTTTAGGACGGAAACCGAGTTGTTTCGCCCTACGTTGCCATCCTCGACGATGACTAGAGAAAGTTAGATATTTGACATTACCTTGACTACAGATGTCTTTTATGTATTTTAATCCAGATTCAACAATTTGATAATTATTTTCTAACGACCAAGCAGCCCATAGGTGCATTGTTTCGCCCATAGGTTGCAGGATAAAGAAGCACTTAAAGTGGTTATTCTCTAGTCCTACCCACAGCATTGCTTTTTGATTAAAGCAGTCTGTGTACACATCTTCTACTATCCAGTTTTCTGGGCTATACCCTTTAATTTCATCTAAGCCGGGGCGTACTGTAGGCCACCAGTCCCTAAGTTTATCTACAGGTACGTACCTAAACTCCATTAGCCCACCACAATGTAACCATAGGTTTTATTTGCCGTATTATTTGACCAATGCGTAAGAGTAGCACTTCCTTGTTGCTGAGACGAAACATATATATTCGACGAAGCATTAGGCGAAACATAATTCAATGTTGTAATTAAGGAAGCTGTAGTTGGTCTTGTTGGACTTGTTCCTGCTGGATAAAACTCAAGGCTAATTGCTGCGTTAGTGGCAGACCAATAAATCTCAATGTAGTCATTTGCACTTAACTCAAGGAAATAGTTCCATCCAGCAATAAGATGACCATTAACACCACCATGACTATTTGGGATAGAAATAAAACCAGCCGATCCTACAATGTCTGTGCCATTTTTTCTTAGCCAAACGGTAACATCATGCAACTGGCTATCGGTATTCTGAAACTGACCAGACCATTGGAGATTGTAGATGCCAGCGTTCCTTACATTCATCCTAGAGCTGTTAGACAGGTATACACCACTAGAGTAATCAGTCGTATCTAGCGTCATCGCAGTGGCTGTATTAGCCGTTATAGACTGGTCTACAAGGCTCTGAAACGCACCGTAAGGAGCTGAATCATTATTGGCAGCATTAGACACAGGAACCAAGAATATAAGGCTGTCAAAGCCTATACGCTCGTCGTTAAGGGTAGTTGTCGTGGCATTCCCTGTGGCTAACGTAATCCGACCCGTATTATTGGTCTTTCCGTCCATAACCCCACGAACAACCTCAGAAACCTGACGAGGATCTCCTCCAAATGGCGGTAATGTACGGAACTGAGTCATCGATCACCCTGCTTCACAATTTCAAACTCCATACCAACAGCAGTTTTCCAGCTAGTTCCAGTAGGAGTCAGTTTTAGCCGATGATATTCACCGTTAGACCGCAAGCTCACACGGTTTTCTGCGTCAGGAGTCACACTTGAGCCAAATTCCACTTGCTCACCAAGATTATCCCGGCTAGAAACAGCAATAGAACCACTGCCACCGTCAACAATTGGTTTTGCCAAAGTAACAATAGACCGACCAGTATCAATATCACCCGTTGATATGCTCGCAGTCTTAAAAGAGTTACCGAATGTGATTATTCTTTGACCAGATGTACCAGCAAGCAGCAAATTACCGCCAGCCCATTGAGGATCGTCAAGAGAAACAGCTAAAGCATCAAGGCTTGCAGAGTAATTATCCAAGTCCTCAAGTGATGTTGTCGCAGTTAATACAGAAGCAATCGATGTTGCAGTGGTTTCAATGTAAGACCATTTATTTAAAGGGATGCTGTATACAAACAATCCAAATCCTCCGGACTGTAGCGGAGTACACCACATAGCCAGCTTACGAATAGGATCAACAGCAGATGACATTTTTACCCGCAAATCACCTTTAGCCGCAACATCAAAGAAATAGCGATTAACTTTCTCCTCGCCAATGTTCTTTAGGTTCTGACCATCGCAAACATAGAAACCATCGTCTGCGAGGAAATACGTTAAGTTACCGTACTGAGCAACAGATCCGTTAGAAATGCAGCCCAAAGACCTAGAAATAGCGTCAAATTGGAAAAAGAACGGAGAGCCTGTGTAACTCATCCGATACACAGCACGTTCCATAAACACTAAGCCAAACTCACCACCAGCTAGGCCAGTAACATTACCTCCGTCTGGCAATACTTGGCTATCGGACTGAGATGCAGAGCTGGGAGTCCAGTCTGTCTCGTCGTTAATATCAGACCAATAGACCTTGTTTTCTTCACCGCTAACATTAGCAGCTACAACAAAGTCACGCACAACCGTTACAAACTTAGCTTCAGGAGCAGCAGCAGCTAAGTCTGCAAATGCAGTGCCTACTACAAGATCATAAGACTGGAGCTTATCAGCGCCATTAGCGGCAATCATCTTCTGGCCAAACTGAGTCACATCCCAAAACTCAATGTTTGAGTACCCAGTTGTTGTCAAAGCATCAAGGTCTAGATCCGATGTACTAAACTTGTAAAGATTAGAACTTGATCCAGCAAACAAGCTAATTGAGTTAGCAAACTTACCAGCGAACGTCAGCAATAGTTCAGCACCAGCGTTATCAGATAAGTTAGCCTCTCCTTTAAACGGGGCATATCCATTAGTAACCGGGTAACAATTAGTAGCCTCAGTAACTGCTCCAGTAACTCCCGGCTGATCTGGCAACCATTCACCAAGTAGTATCTTTTGTTTAGCCATTATTGTTTCGTCCAAGTATTTGAGCTAGCAGCAATATCAACCCAAGAGTCATTGCTAGGTGTTATGTTTGACCAATCATTGTTAGATACTGTAATAGGAGTCCAAGTATTAGTACCTGCTGACTGATTCGTCCATGTAGTACCTTCAGGAATAACGTCTGACCATTCCTCACCAATAATACCGCCATTTGCACCCATTATTGCCATAGCATCAACATGAGCAACACCAGAAAATATACCGATAGCATTACTGGCTACTGTTGCTATAGCGTTAATACTTGCATCGCCTTGATAAACAACGCCACCATTAGCGCTTACAGTTGCTGTTCCGTTAATTGAGCCATCAGAAAATTGAACCCTAACCGCTGTTGCTGTAACTGTTGCAAGTACAGTAATCTCCGCATCACCAAATACAATAGAACTTGCAAGTGATGAATATGGGGATTGAGAAAATGAACTAATGCCAAACATTTACACAACCACCCAACGGCTACCAGTAGGCAAAGTTACTGTTACACCAGTAGAAATAATAATAGAACCAGAAGACATTGCATTGTAGTTACTAGGCACAGTAAAACTTTCAGATACTGTATTGCTATTTATAAATATCCCATTAGTGGCTGCAACTTCTTTGCCAGCAACATCGCCATTAACCTCTAGCTTATATGACCCGCTTGGAGTTACTCCAATACCTAAATTTCCAGAGGAGTCAATCCGCATACGTTCTGCTGCATTTACATAAAACCTCATGTAATCGCCACTATTGTTATATGTAATTCGACCAATAGTTGCGCTGCCTGAGTCACCAAAAAATATATTAGTCTCTGATGTTGTGCCACCCGTTATAGCAATATTAGTCTCTGCTGCCGTAGAAACTTGAAGCGGGTAAGCAGGAGAGCTTGTACCAATACCCACATCTCCAGAACTGTCGATACGCATCCGCTCAGTTGGCGTTGCTGCACCGTCAGCCGTGGTACTGAACACCAAACGACCCGGCATATCGTTCGTGCCGGGAGTGCCGTCTACCGCTGCGTCAATGTATGCTGCTGGAATTTGCGCCGTTCCGTCTGAACCAGAAAAATACAACCGGCCAATCGTATCGCCTGAATTAAGAATAGCCCCCGCTGCTCTAGCTTTTGCAAATTCAATGTTAATTGGTGTTGTAGCGTCAGCTTGTCTAATCATTGACAGCGGAGTTGTTCCACCATTTATTTGAAGATATGCACTTCCTATTCCGGTTGATACTGCTGACGAACCATTTATAACAGTTCGACCATCTGAATTAATAATAAATGAACTGCTGTCTGGGTTTGCGCTATCCTCAACCACAAACGCATTGCCTGTGCCAGTTTGCGTAATACGAAGAGCTGTGGTTGTACCGTTGTCTTCAATAACAACACCGCCAGAATCTTCATAATACAAAGACTTTGATGCTGGATACGTTACAAATACGTCCTTGCTGTTGGCAGCAAAGTTAATCGCAGCCGTAGTGCCTGAGCTATTTGATAGGATTGTAGTGCGGGATAGCGTAGTGCCTGAAGACGTATACGTCCCAATACCAACTTCCCAAGTGCCAGCCGTAGCGTCTACGATAGCGTAATAAGTGGTGTTGCCATTACCTACATCAGCAAATGACCGAAAGCCAGCAGAAGCGCCAGCTAACGTTAATGTACCTGTACCAGATGTCGTACTAGTTTCTTTAATCCTGTCTTTAACGACCAAAGGCATTTTTTACCCCTTATGCCAAAGTGACACTCAAACTACCAATAGCAATCTTAAAAATATCGCCGCTGTCAATCGTCTTAGAGTTATCCAATGGTGTGTGATACAGCAGGTTGCCAGTGGTCAAGGCATCACGGATACCAATATGAGTCACGGTTCCCCATGATGCTGTACATTGCGGGAATTCAATTGCAGCGGTGTTGGTACTGACACCATTACTCGGAGCGCCAAAAGTAATAGACTGACGAGCATAAGAGCCACCAGATACTTCTGTACCAGTATCAGCATCTGTCGGATCGCTAGTGTAAAGCGCAAGATATACAATTGTTGGAGTTGTGTATGCAGTGTTGCGTAACGTAACGTTAATCAGCGCATTCTCAAGATAGTTTGACATTTCTGCCATGATTTACCTCACGTTATAAGACATTGCCATCGGTTGACCGCTGTACTCACTTGACTGGTCAGCAGCAGAAATAGACGCTATAGCACGATCATAAAGAGATGCCCAGACCTGCAACCTAGCGTCATTCATTAGATACGGTTCAGCCTCGCCCAAAGCCCCATATAGCAGCGCATCAGGGAAATTAGCCAAGAATACATTGCTTGCATTGCTATCACTTAATAGCGGAGGCTTGGCGTAATACAGCATCTGAGCCGTATAAACACCATCAGGGATAGGTGAGAATTGCAGCTCTGAAGCCAATACCGTATAGGTAGTAGGCAGACCAGATTGAGTAGCTCTAGTATTAGAGTAGAAAGCGTTAGGAGCCTCGTAAGACAGAGAGGCAATAGGATTGGTGTTTATGTGAATGTCACGCATCTCTAGGAAGTCTGTAGGCAGACCAACCGTAGAGTCACCAGCAACAGTATCAGCCGTAGCAACGACCAACATCTGCCGGGTTCTGAGGTCACGACGTAAACGCTCCTCAGCTAACCGGATAAAGTCAGGGATAACTGAGGTTAGATCACTACGAGCTAGGTAGTTCGCTATCGTAGTCTTTAGGTCACTGTAGCTCGTAAATGCCATGTCTATTTCCCGTTATTGTGCGCCTCTATAGCGCCTTCCTCTACATCATCCCATCGATACTCATACGTACCAATGTGACCAATATGCTTAGATAAACTATGATCTACGTAAGTCTGAATGCCAGCATCCAAGGCTTTGATGCAAAAATGCACATCCTCGCCAATGATGCCCTTAGATCCCCAACCCAC